ACACTGACCTATCTGCCTTAAAGAAAGAAGAAGTTGAAGAGTATGTTGTAGCACCTACAGATGAGGTTATCGCCACAATTCAACGTGCCAAACAACATGCTATTAACATGACAGTGAATCGTGTGCATCAAGCTATGGAGGCTTTCCTTCATAATATGAACACTATTCATAGCCGTGGTGGAAATCAAGTGGTATTCTCCAGCATTAACTATGGTACAGACACCAGTGCTGAAGGCCGTTGTGTAATGCGTGAACTACTTAATGCTACTTATCGTGGTGTAGGTAATGGTAGCACTGCTATATTCCCAATTCAGATATGGAAGAAAAAGCGAGGTGTCAATTTCTTGCCTGAAGATAAGAACTATGACCTCTATCAATTGGCATGTAAAGTAACCGCACGTCGTTTCTTCCCAAACTTCTTAAATTTGGACGCACCTTTCAATACCAGTGACAAATGGGATGCCAATGACCCTAATCGTTACCTATATGAAGTAGCTACTATGGGATGCCGAACACGAGTATTTGAGAATCGCTTCAGTGACAACACACCTGTTGGTCGTGGAAACCTCAGCTTTTCAACTATCAATCTTCCTGGCCTTGCGTTAACGGTACGTCACATTGAAAATCGTGAGGAGCGTAAGATGGCGTTCATTATCGCATTAAATAAGGCTTTGGCGATTACTTGCAAACAGTTGTGTGAGCGTTACGAGTTCCAATGTCAGGCAATGGCAAAACAATTCCCATTGCTTATGTCTGGAATGTGGATGGGATCTGAACACTTAAAACCAAACGATGAAGTTCGCTCAGTTCTAAAGCATGGTACACTTGGTATCGGCTTTATCGGATTGGCAGAGTGTCTTGTTGCATTGATTGGCAAGCATCACGGTGAGGATGAAGAAGCTCAGCGTTTTGGTGTGGAGATTATCAAACAGTTTAGAGATTTTGCTAAGGAAAGCTCTGACAGATATGATTTGAACTTCTCAGTCCTTGCTACACCAGCAGAGGGATTAAGTGGCAAGTTTACAAAGAAGGATAAAAAGAAATTTGGTATCATTCCAGGAGTTACAGACCGTGACTATTACACTAACAGTAATCATGTTCCAGTGTATTACAAGTGTAGTGCCGCTCACAAGGCAGCAATCGAGGCTCCTTATCACGATTTGACACGTGGTGGTCATATCTTCTATGTTGAGCTGGATGGTGATGCAACCCATAATGTACAAGCTGTACAGGACGTGGTAGCACTCATGGATAAACACAATATTGGTTACGGTAGTATTAACCACAATCGTAATCGTTGTATGGATTGTGGCTATGAAGACGCTTCCAGCAATCTGGAAGAATGTCCTTGTTGTGATAGCGATAATATTGATAAACTTCAACGTATTACTGGCTATCTTGTTGGTACAACCGACCGTTGGAATAGCGGTAAACTTGCAGAGTTAAACGATCGTGTGACCCATGACTAAAGATGTAGATACTATTTATGTAGCGAGAATCGTAAAGTCCACTGCCAGCGATGGCGTGGGCTTACGAAACTCACTATACGTTTCAGGCTGTGACATTAAATGTCCAGGCTGTCATAATAAGGATTGGTGGAATATGAAGAACGGAACAGAGAGGGAAATTACAGATGTGTTTGCCGAACTGAACGAAGACGACTTCAATATCTCTATACTTGGTGGTGAACCATTGTTGCAATATGACGCAGTGCTGAAATTATGCAAAATGATAAAGAAGAAAACCAATAAGACTATATGGCTTTGGAGCGGACATACGCTGGAAACCATACGAAAGAGGTGGCCAAAACTTCTTTATTATATAGATGTATTGGTTGATGGTCCATTCCAGCAAGAGTTCTATGAGCCTAATTTAGAGTTCAGAGGAAGCCGAAATCAGCGAATAATAAATGTCAAAAGTATAGTTCAGAAATAATACTTATAAAAGAAAGTGAAATATACTTATGCCTGAATATCAACAAGTTAGCTGTATTTTAACAGTATTTAGAATTTTTATTTGAATGAAAATTTGGATAATTAAAAATATAGATGTAACTTTGTCGTGTCAAATCAAAACATAAGTGTATGTAAAATGATTAGGGCCAAGGGCATTATCGACATCCACAACGGTTATGCTGACACATCAGAGCTTTTAGATTCTGTGGACAACCTTGAAAATGGTGAGTATGGTTACTTACTATTCGACAAGCAAAAGAATCGCTCGCTACCACAATTGAAGTTTCTATTCGGTTATCTTCTTCCAACGTTATCACAGAAACTGGAAGGAAATCCTGAACCAGAAGCCCTATACAGATATTTTGAAGAGATTTATGCTCCGATTCATAGCTGCAAGATTCCAGGTGAGAAACAAGTATTTGAATACTTTAGTCTCAAAAACGAAAATGCAACTGAGATGGATACCGTTATCACAAAGATTATCCATCACGCCATGTCGGAATGGAACATAGACCTGTTATCACGCGACCTGATGAAAACTTCAGAAGCTCAGGAAGCATACGCAGGAGCCTATGCCGAGATGTGGAAGAATTATACAAGAAAAATTTAATTCATTTCCCATGACGGAGCAAGAAATCAAACACAAGTCAGCATTTGACGTGTTCGCTTCCCAACAAGAAACTTTTGAGGAAGCACAAAAGAAAAACAGTGAAGAATCTCGTAAGCGTGCCACTTACCTTCGCTTTAATCAGGATGGCACTTACACAATTCGTATTTTACCTCTCGCACCAGTTGTTAATGCGAACGGTGAAGTTCAACCAATGGAACGCAAGGGTTACGAGTACCCTCTCCGTAGCTTAATGCTAAAGATTGAGAACCCTGCCAAACTTGACAAGAAAGGCAAACCTACATTGCAGTACGTTACCGTTTGTAACGCAAAGCAAGCGTTCAAAGACCTCAAAGAAGACCTTATTGATGTGTACACTCGTGTAGTTAGCGACAAGTATGCAAATGACGCAGCTCTAATCAAGAAGATTACCGCTGGTAGCTTTGAAGGTGGTTTGAAGTGGGACAGCCATCGTTGTATGTATGTGTTCGATACAGAAAAGCGTGGCAATGGTATTCAACTACTCCAGCTTTCTTTCTCACAATATCGTGACTTGGAAAATGCTAAGTTAAGTGTGTGGAACAAGCTGTTAAAGAAGAAGGCTAACACTGGATGTCCAATCTCTTCTATTTCAGAGGCTTATCCTGTTGAGGTTGAGCGTACTACTGAGAATGGCAAGACCAAGTACACTTTCCGTGTTGACACATTAGCAGACATTGATCAGTTAAAAGAAGAGGAACTTCAGAGCCTACTTGACACCCCTCGCCTACCCGAATCTATCTATCGTTACAGTCGTTATCATCTCGAAGCAACTATTGCTTATCTTAAGCAGCTTGATGAGAAGTTTGGCATTGATGTGATGGGTGACAAAGAAGTTAAGGAGTGTATTGATACAATCAAGATGTTGTTCCCAGCTGACGATACCAGTCACTTCACAATAGGTGGAAAGGACGATGAGAATAACGAGGGTGACAATGCTGCCGATAGCCTTGATTCTCTATGGGATCGATGGGACGACCTTGAAGAACAGGGTCTTGATGACAAGAGTGATGAAGGCGCAGAACTTCGAGCTGACATCAAGGCATTCATCGAAGACAATGAACTCGATGTTCAGGTAAAACGTGGTAAGTCTAATCATGACTTGTTAGCTGAGATTGAAGCAGCTATGAATGGTGGCTCTAACGATGAAGAGGAAGAAGAGGAGGAAGAAGAAAAACCTGCTCCTAAGAGGTCAGAACGTCAACGTCAACCAGAACCCCAAGAAGAAGAAGAGGAAGAAGATGATGCAGAACCCGCAGCACCTTCTGCTTCCGAAGATGAAGAGGAAGAAGGCGACGGTGACGAAGAACCTGCAAGACCTGTACGCAACCGTCGTGAGCGTAACGATGACACTAATGAACCAGCTGCACGTCCTGAGCGTGAGCGTCGTGCCATCAGACCTCATCGTAGATAATCAGTAAGGATTTTTCATCTCTACACGGCATTAAGTTGTCGTGTAGAGAATTTTAAAACCAACAAGTTATGAAAAATAAAATCCCATACGCCTTACTGATTAACGATATTCACATCAGCAAGGACAACATACCAGAATTTCAGAAGAACTGGGATGAAGCGGTGCAGATCTGCATTGATCGTAAAATCCCAGAAATCATCATTGGTGGGGACTTATGGTTATCAAGAAGCGCACAACCTTTATCGGTATTAATGGCAGCTCATAACGCTATACTTAAAGCTACACGCACGAAAGTCCGTTTTTCAGAAAAAATTGGACTTACAATTGCTTGTGGAAACCATGATAAAGTAGACCAAGAAGCGTTTGAAAGCTACAGTCACTTATTTGATGAATACGACAATGTATATGTAGTTGATGATTATGTAATATATGAACTCTCAGACACAGCTACGTTATATGTGATGAGCTACTTCCCAGAAAACGGAAGTTTTATTCAACACTTTAAAGATATGGTTAGGTGTCTGGATAAGTCAAAGTTCAATGTACTTTATCTTCATGAAGGCATTCGAGGAGGTTTAGCACAGCCAAGCGAAGATGAACTCCCAGCAAGTATTTTTAGTGAGTTTGATAGTGTATTGGTAGGCCACTACCACGACCGCAAACAAATCCCAGACACAAACATCCTTTATATTGGTTCAAGTAGGCAACATAACTACGGAGAGAATGAGGAGAAAGGTTATACAGTGCTTTATGAAGATGGAAGCCATGAGTTCATTAAGAACCAAGCCAATATTCGCTATAAAACTATAGATGTTATACCTTCCAGCATGACAAGTGATAAGTTCTTGGATGAGCTTAGTTCTTATAAAGACAAGAATTATCGCTTACGTTTACGCATTCAATGTAAAGCAAACGAGGCGTCGACAATTGACCGCCAGAAGTTACTTGATGCTGGTGCCTCACGAATTGAGATTGTTACCGAAGAATCATCTGTTAAACTAACCAAGAATCAAAGCATTTCCACTAAGTTCGATAAGAGTGGCATTAAAGAAGAATATCGCAGCTTCTGTCACGACAAAGAAATCGACAACATAGACATGGGCTTGCAGTATCTTGATAAAATTCGCTAAGATATGTGGAATTTACAATCAATTGAAGCTACAAACTTGTGTGCCTTTGAGCATTTCAAGTACAAAATCACCCAGAATCAGGCGACTCTTATCTTTGGTAACAACATGGATAATGACTCGCAAAATAGCAACGGTTCAGGCAAGAGTGCTTTGATAGAGGCTATCGCTATTGCATTAACTGGTGAAACGCTCCGTAAGGTTAATATGGACGAAATCATCAATGACAAATACGATGAGTGTTGTATTGAAGCATTTCTTAAAAATGAAGAACAAGGCGTAGATATGCGCATCACTCGTATCATTCCCAGAAAAGGTACACAAACAATTAAGATTGTGCGTGGAGAAGCAGGGGATGACGAAGAGGTTAAAGAAGCGACTATTGCAGACTATAACAAGTACATACTTGATACACTCGGTCTAAGCAAGGATGATATATATTCTAACTTCATCCTTACAGCAAAGAAATACAAATCGTTTCTTTCCAGTTCCGACCGTGAGAAGAAAGAAATCATTAACCGCTTCA